ACGGTTTCGTAGCACTTGCCAACAAGTACCCGACAGCAATTAGAGCAATCACAGTTAGCTAGTCGACCCCCGTGATGGGGGACGTTTGGTCCTGATCGTCCCCCATCACCTCCCTACTCGAAAGGAAAAAAAATGTCACTCATCGACATCGATGATTTTAAAGCCGTCCTAGGCGTGGGCGACATTTACCCAGATGAAACCCTTGAGGGCGTCATGGATTCCGCCGAGTTGGTTTTGAAGTCTTTCCTAAACTTTCATAACGCGTCAATCGTTGGCGTTGATATCACGAATAACCTTGCCCGTTTTTATACCCGTACACCTCACGAATACAGCGTCGGCCAACAGGTAACCATTGATCGAGTAGGCGCACCTTTTGACGGAACTCACACGATTACCAGAGTTTTTACAAATCAATTTCAGGCCACCATTACCCACGCAAACGTGACCTATCGAGTCAACAAGCCGGACGGTAATTGCATCCTTGAGGGCCAAGAGGCTTATTACAACGATATCCCACAAATCCGCGAGGCCGCGTTGATGATCGCCGTGGATCTATGGAACGCTCGACAAAGCGCACAGGGCATCGCACAGGACTCAACATTCGCTCCGGGTATTCCTTACCGAATGGGCCGAAGTCTTGTCTCTCGCGTTGCTGGACTCATTTCGGGCTACCGTGACCCTAGTAGCATGGTCGGATAATGTCAGACATTAGCGACGCGCGGGCCGACCTTAAAACGGCACTAGAGGCAACCGGATACATCGTTTACAGCTACCCAGCCGAAAACATGTCGACCCCATGCATCGTGCTAGTTCCCGGATCGCCATACATCGTAATCAAAAGCATTGGAAGCACACCGCGCTTAGGTGGAAATTTCGACGTAACTTTGTGCGTGGCAGCTAACGACAATCAAGCCGCATTAGTTAACCTTGAAACCATGATCGAAACGGTATTGGGAGCAATACCGACAGGCGTGGGAATTGGAGACTTTTCGCAACCAAAAATCGTGCAAGTCGGACCGACTGACTTGTTAACAACCGACATCACAATCGATGTCACTATATAAGGAGCCGACATGGCACTCGAGTACGTAACAGGGCGGGACCTCTCGCTCACCATTGACGGTGACACATATAATGACGTCGCCGCATCCGTAACTCTTACAGTTACACCTAACCAGCAAGTATTGGAAACTCTTGCAGGCCGCGCCTACAAGACAATCGATTACACCGCAACCCTAGACGTTGAGTTGTACCAGGATTGGGGCAGCACTACACCGGCCTCGGTTTGTGAAGCTCTATTTGATGCAGCCGGCGCAGCCGGTGACACAGGCATCGGGTTCAGCTTTGATGCTAACGGCAGCGTATTTACCGGAGATGTCTTCCCAGTTTTCCCAACATCCGGTGGCGCAGCAACCGACGCTCTTACTACATCGATCTCATTCGTTGTAGTCGATGGCGCAGTTTCCCGAGCATAGTAAAAAGGATCAGGACCAATGAAAATACAAATAAAAATCAATCACCAAAAAAATGGCGAGTTAACTCTCGTCACGCTACCGGCGGACCTTATGAAATGGGAACGGATGACGAAATCGAAAATGACGGACTTGTATGAGGTCCGCCGTGTAGATGGTGAGGAAACCGTAAAAGTGAATATGGGATTTGAGGACTTGATGGTTATGGCGTGGAGTGTGTTAAATCGCTCCAAGCAAACCGAGGACAAGTTTGATGCCTGGGCCGATGAGCTTGATGAGATTGAGTTAGTTGGTATCGACGAGACAAACCCCACCCAAGCGGCAGCATCGGACGAGCAATCGCCGATCTTGCCGTAGCGGGAATTGTAACACTACCAATCGATCAACTTGATTGGGAGATCTTGGAAACTATCCAAGACATAAGGATTGAGTTATCGAAAAGGAGATAGTCATGGATGATGGAATATTTATCTATGACGGAGACCTTAGAGAGATCCTTGATTCGTTGGGCAGTTTGGAAAAAGCAGCTAATCGGGAAATGCGCCGTGAAGCGGGCTATATTGCCGAGGAGATTATGGTCCCGGCGTTTAAGTCTGCCATTAGTTCACATACGGGCCTCTACGCAAAAAACCTGAACGCCTCAATCCGAACCAAACAAGATCGGATCCCGTCGGTAAGGATTGGCAACTCTAATAAGTTCAGCTCAAGAGGTACGGTTACAAATCCAAGAGCCAATACCGGACGCGGGGCATATTCAGGCGGCGCGACTACCAATATGATCCGATTCGGAACTATTCAGGGCCAATACACGGCACGAAGCGGAAAAACGCAATTTTGGGCGCAAGGTATTCGACCAGGCTGGACCGACACAGCGGAAAACAATTATTACGAGCCAGCAATACGGGAATGGACTAAGACAGCCAATAAACTGGTGGACAGTTGGAATAGGGGGCGTGATTACTAATGGCAACTAAAGGAATTGGCCGTCCGTTAACAATCATGCTCCGGGCAGATACCGACGGATTTTCAAAAGGTATTCAAACAGCCGAAACAAAATTAAAGAGCTTGAACAAGAGCCTCAACAAGGCGTCGGTTTTAGCAGGCATAGCCCTAGGCGGGTTGGCCGTAGCTGGTAGAGAGTTTGCAGTCGCAGCGGCAGAGGATCAAAAGTCCGCCGCAGTTTTGGAAAAGACTTTACAATCCTTGACCGGCGCGACAAAGGAACAAACGGCAGCCGTCGAAAGTTACATAACCCAGACATCGTTGGCCATAGGTATCGCCGACGACGAATTGCGTCCAGCGTTTGCACGTTTAGTTAGATCAACCGACGACATCACAAAAGCGCAAGAGCTCTTGAATCTTGCCCTAGACATATCGGCGGCAACATCCAAGCCGCTGGAAAGTGTCACAAATGCATTGGGCAGGGCTTACGACGGGTCCACAACCGCATTGGGCAAACTGGGAGTAGGCCTTGACAAAGCGACCTTAAAATCGGGCAATCTGGATGTCATAACAAAGGAACTAACCACAAAATATGGCGGGTTTGCCAAGGTTGCCGCCAGTACAGCCGACGGGTCTTTGAAGCGTTTAGACGTTGCAATAAATGAAGCCAAGGAATCTATCGGTTTTGGGTTATTGCCTTTTGTTGTAAAAGCCGCCGACGCCATAACAAAATGGACTCCGAAAATACAGGAAAACGCCGGCACAATATTAAAGCTTGCCGCCGGTATCGCCATTACATCCACCGCGATTATTGCGTTAAATACCGCCGTAAAAATTTCCATCGCATTGACGAAAACATATACCGCGCTAATGGTTGTTGCTCGTACGACCACATTATTTTTGGCGGCAGCTACCGGGTCAGCAACCGCGGCCCAAATACTGGCCGAGGCAACTTACAAAAAATCCACAATCGCATTGGTCCTATACAACACCGCCCAGGCGATAACGTCGGCGGGGGCAAGGATAGCGGCTACAAGTATCGGCGTGTTAACTCTGGCCCTATTGTCTAACCCGTTTACCGCCGTGGCCGTGGCCGTTGCTGGACTTATTACCGCATTAGTGGTCCTCAAAAACACAAACGACACAACCGCAACCAAAGTTGAATCCTCATACAAGTCCTATGGCCGCGGCGTTGTAATTTTTAACAAGCTCAACCAATCAGCGGCGAACGCGTCCAACTCAATCAATCGCGTATCTAACGCAGTCCAAGAGGCTCGAGATGTAGCTCGAAGCAAGGGCCGCAACGGATTACTAGACGTCAACTACAAGCCGGACCTAGTTGGCTTAGAGGACTTAGAGGCCGCAATCGGCGGGGTCGCCAATACCACGACTAAATTGACAAAGGCACAAAAGGCAGAGCAAAAGGCAGCCGAAAAGGCAGCCGAAAAGGCTAAAGAGCAAGCAAAAGCCGAAAAGGAAAAAGCGAAAGCCCTAGCCGAAACTGAAAAGGCATTAGCAAAAGCAACAAAAGCGGCGGAAAAAATCGCCTCGGGGTTTGCAGGCAAATTGGAAAAGGCCAAAGCCGGTCTGGACAATGTCAAACAAGCGTTCAAAGAGTACCGACAAAGTGTCAAGGATGCGATTACATCCCAGTTTAGTTTCGAAAAGGCGTTCGAAACCAAGGGCAAAAATAGTTTCATTCAATCATTAAAGGCTCAAGCCGACGCGGCTAAAGATTTCGGGTCAAAAATTGCCAAACTTGTATCTTTAGGATTATCCCGCGGCGGACTCGATCAGATCATCCAAGCCGGAGCAGACGTTGGCGGCAAGATCGCGGACGAATTGATCGCAGGCGGACCAGGCTCTATCAAAAACGTAAACGAATTAGTTGCCAGCGTTGATTCGGTAGCCGGGCAGATAGCCAAATCTACCGCCGGGGCGTTTTTCGACGCAGGTCTGGCCCAAGGTGAAGCATTAGTGGCGGGCATTATTCAAGCCGCCAAAAATGCCGGTCTTATTTATTCAGGTGGCAATATTAAACTACCGACGTCCGCGGCAGGCATTACTAATGTCGCAGCTCTAAACGCATCGGCCTCGGGTTTGGCGACTACTGGATCGGCCTTGGGCGGCGCGGGGTCCATTAACATCACCATAAACGGAGCAGTCGACCCAGAGGGAACCCGACGCCAGCTTGAAAAGTTATTCCAAAATAGCGCGCGCCGAACTGGGGCCGTGAGTCTTGTTGGGGCGACCTTATGACCGCTTACCAGCCTAATCCCGTTGTAACTTTTGCAAACGTTAACGTGTACGCAGATAACACAATCGCATCGATCCAAATAAATAACGGACGCTCGGATGTAATTGATCAACCGCAGGCCGGCTACGCGCGAATAGTTTTGTGGACCGAAGCAAATTTGCCCCTGAACGTCTCACTTTCGGACTCCGTGACCGTGGAAATAGATAACGGCACCGCGGGAAGCTCGACAATTTTTACAGGCATAATCAGCGATCTCCAAATAAGTTTGGCTCAATTTGGCGACATTGGCTCAATCGCCGAATACACTTTGACAGCCGTGGGACCCCTTGCACAACTAAACAAAAGGATCGCGGGAGCCGCAAACTACGATAAAGAGTTTGACGGAGATCGAATGTTTAACATTTTGTCCGATGCGTTTTTGACTTCATGGACCGACGTTAGCCCCGTTTTAACTTGGGCGGGATTACCTAATGATGTCACTTGGGACTCATACGACGCCGTCAATTTGGATCTAGTAGATAACCTTGCAACAACTATCGATCAGCCGGGGCAGTTTGAGCTTATGGCATACAACGACGGGCCAACCAATGCCCTAGATCTTGCCATCACAACCGCCCAATCAGGCCGTGGCGTTTTGTATGAGGGCGGAAACGGACACCTACACTATGGCGACTACGCATCTCGAGCTGGGCAAACTCCCCTTGTTTTAACCGCCGACGATTTACTATCCGAGGGATTATCTACCGCGGCCCAATGGTCGGAAATTGTTAACGATGCCGCCGTTACATATCGAGCAGGGACCGAGATAGCCCGCGACGATAACTCGGTTATCTTGTACGGTCAATTAGCAGGCACACGCGAAACTGTCCTACACAATGCCGCCGACGCATTACAACAGGCCGAGGACTTTATTACATCAAGGGCATATCCTCGGGTATACCCTAACGAGTTGACGATAGCCCTACACAATCCAAACGTGAGCGATGCAACCCGAGACGCGCTAATCGCAGCGGAAAACGGCACCGAGATAATCACAAGCGACCTGCCGGCAGTATTTGGAACCAATTTTAACGGATTTATTGAGGGTTATACCTGGAACCTGACCCGTTATGAAGCTGTAATATCCCTAATATGTTCGGCAGTTTCCGAAACATATCCACACGTTATATGGTACCAAATCCCACCAACAACCACTTGGAGCAGTTATACTCCAATTACAGATACATGGAGTGATCTATAATGCCAACTACCACACCAGTCAACGGGTGGCCCGTTCCCGTAAGCACCGACCTTGTAAAAGATGGGGCCGTTGCGATTGAAGCTCTAGGCGATGCCATTGACGCATCCGCCAATAAAACATGGCAGGCGTGGACAACTTTTACGCCGTCATTTACTGGATTAAATATTGGCTCAACTGGAACGACTAGCGCGGCTTATGTATTAGTCGGCAAAACCTTACATATTCGTTGTTTAGTAACTTTAGGCGGAACAGGTATATCAGTAAGCCCAGGATTTTACCTCACTTTACCAAACAGTTTTAGTGCAAAAAGCCCAGCGCCCGCGCCACTTTGGATGATTGACACCGGAACGCAATTTTATACAGGCATAGTTTACGCGAGCACGACGGTAATTGCGTTTTATGTTAATAATGCGAGTTCAACTTATGGATTTGTAAGCGGAATTAGTGCAACAGTACCAATGACATGGGTTGCTACTGACCAATTTTTGTTTAGTATGTCATTCGAGGTGGCGTAATGGTATCCGTTAAATGTGTAACCGAAACTTGCCCATTGTGTGACCAAGTCTTTAACGTGATCGGGTATCCAGAGACCGTACAATGCGGCGGATGTGGCGTGTATTTAACACCTTATGACGAACGACCAGATCCAGACCCGACACCAACACCGAGCGAGGATTAAATCATGGGATACCCAGTAGATGAACCTTTTGTAACTTGCAAGTATGACCAAAAGGGCAAGCGTTGGCGGGCAGGTCGACACACCGGGATCGACTTTCGAGCACCTAGAGGCACCGAGATCAAAGCTATCGGCGACGGTAAAGTTGTTTACGCCGGACGCGGCGGCGGATGGGGCGGAGCCTATGGAATCCAAGTCATTGTTGCCCACGGAAATAAGCGCGTTATTTATGCTCATTTATCGTCGATTAACATTAAGGGCCTACGAGATAAAAAAGTTAAAGAGGGCGATATCATTGGTTTGTCGGGAGCAACCGGCACCGCAATAGGCCCACACCTACACCTTGAAGCCCGTAAGGCTCCATATCGCTACGATAAAGACGCTATCGACCCGATGCCGTTGATTACTAACGAGCCAGAGTCAGAGGATGCCCCAAAACCAGCCAAAAAGGCAGCCGTAAGCCCCGTAGAGCCTAAATCCGATGAAACTATCTAAGGCCACAACATACGCCCTAATCGCGTTTTGTGCGGCGTGGCAGGCCACGGAGTTTAGTTTGGACTATCGGGCCATTTTAGGCGCATTGGTCGCTGGCCTCATGGGTGGATTGAGCCCCAACTATCAACGGCCACTCGATGAGCTTGAGGAGTTCGATGCCTAGCATCCTGCACAAAACGGATTCAGGCACAGATAAACAAATCATTAAGCCCAAGGAATGGACTTATGTCAGGTTTGATGGTTTGACAAAGTTCAAAGTCCCCGCCGATGGTGTTTACACTTGGGCCGTCATTTTGCGGATTACTTATCCGTCGGTAGGTTGCCCAAACATTGTCCGTGGGCGTTTTGTTCGTTACCCTGGCACAGCTAAAGCCGACGAGACCGGACACGACGATAAAAATACTTATGGATGGACTCGCCAGAGTTTACACAGTCATTGGATGCACTATTTTACAGTAAACAAAACTATGCCCGTCGGGTTTTGGGTTTGGCACAATGGCAGCAAACCGATCACGCTTGACGGTAGGCAGATTAAGGCCCACTCATGAACATCATATTGCTTGGACAGATCGCCGGAGCCTGCATCGCTATTGGTAGCGCGTTAGCCTTGACGGTTAAATGGCTAATACTTACGCCGATCAAACTTTACATCGATGCGGCCACTTACCCAATAAGCCCCCAAGGGAATGGCGGTATGGCCTTACCAGATGCGATCAAGACAATTAACGAGATCAAAGAGCTAGTAAACGAGCACATCGAAAAGCACGACACGCCACCAAATGCAGGTTAAAAGACAAATAGTCGGTAACAGGGAGTAACATGGCAGACATGGACGACAACTTACTATCGAGCAAAGAGGTATTGGCATACCTCAAAATCCATCGTCAAACACTTTGGAGACTTGAAAAATCGGGAGCCGTCCAGCCTGTAAAAATCGGAACCGTCAAAAGATACAAGGCATCCGAGATACAGGGCAAACGTAAGATCAAATAACTACTAAGGGACAGGACCCCGAAATGTATTTTAACGGATTTACCTTATTGCTTATGATCCTTTCAATGGTCGGCGGCATCATGCTAGGCGTGAGGGTCGAAATGGCTCACCAACGCAATCGCGCCGAAAACTGGATGAATGGCGAAACCATCGAGGACCAAATGAATCGGGACGGGTGGACTCTATGAGCTACGACCTTGCCGATTATGTAGACGTAAAGACTCGGATCGAATTGTTTTATGAAAAGTATCCTGAGGGCTCTATCCAGTTTGAGTTTATGGGACTTATGGGAGTCAACTCGGAGCATATCTGGGGCATCGCTCGGGCCTATCGCAACCCCGAGGATCCTCGACCATTTACTGGGACGTGCTCGGAGTTGGCACAAGGTAAAACGCCATTTACACGCGGGAGCGAGTTAGCAAACCTTGAGACTAGCGCGATTGGTCGGGCCATTGGTTCAGCAGGTATTGGGCTAGGTCAATCAATGGCAAGCAAACAAGAGGTCAGCGCGGCCCAAGCACGTCAAGGCGACATGGCCGAGGATTATCAACCCGTGAAAGCCAAGCCAATGAATGGGCAACCGTTTCCAATACCTCAAATGACTACAAAACAACAAGATTTCATTTTGAAATTGGCAAAAGGTCAGATTCACCTCATTGAGGAATGGAAAGCATCCAAGAGCATTAAGGGAACTTTGAACATTGACCAGGCTAAACAGTTAATCGATCACCTTAAGACGATGCCTATGGATGATCCTTGGGCCTTAGACATCCCACGCGGCGGACATGATGAATAGCGAACGAGCGTTTGACGCAGGCTACACCCAGGCACTTATGAGTCTCGACGCTTGGATGAGGGTTGCGTTGGCGCAAAATAGCACGGTCTTAAAAGTACGGGCCGAACTAATCGCCATGCTCAACGATGCGGCCTATGGGACATGGAAAGAGGACATCGATGCAGCTCGCTCCGAGATCAATAATTGACGTCACCGAGTACGAGTCCGTTATCAGGTTGGAAGCTGATCGCCGTTATGAAAATAATCAACGATCCGGCATTGAGGGAATGACTAACAAAACAAAAGCCCGTCGCCAACATACTAGGGGAGCCGCCGCCGAAGTTGCAGCCCGTTTAATCATGGGGTTAGACCCTTACGCAATTAGCGAGGATGAAGTAGGCGCGCCAGACTTTGAGCATCGAGGCGTCAAGTATGACGTTAAAAGCATTACGGCAGATTACCCAATCCTTAACGTGCAGCATTACGACGGAGTCTTAGAGCGTAAGCGCGATTGGGTAATAATGGTCATGATGTATGAGGGACTTGGTTGGCGATTCATACACGCTAAGGACATCAATTACAACGACCTCGCATACATCGAACCTATTGCAGCTACTGGCGGACATCGCTCGACGCATTGGCGGATTGACTTGGGTACAAAATGAACGCGACACGCCAACCGCTTCCCAACCTGTCGACGTGCCGCGCTGGCATGCTAAGATGCCGAGCATCGCTACTCACTACGCAGTATAACGTAGGTCCGACTAATCAATCGGATAAACCGCCGTCCGAGGGCGTTACCTCGTCATGGAGATCAGACCATGAAACAGCCCTAAATTACAGACAGGGACGAGACTTAGCCTTACCGTTGAAACGAGCAACCCAACGGCAAAACACCAAAAGACTAAGCCACATGGCGTTGCTGGCAGAAATGCCCCATAACCAAAACCGCATCCATGACGGTCAGGAGTGGTCCTCATTAGGCCATTCCCTGCCCACAAGCCAATCAGGTCAGGAGTAACACAATGAAACAATGTAATAACTGTGGAAGTAATAACACCGAGGATTTGGGTTACGAGGGAACTAGTAAGCGAGTGCAGTGCATAGATTGCACCAAACTTACATTCGTCCCAGACGATACAAACGTAATCAATCAGATAGAGATAGCACTACGAGACGGACTAATCGAGGAACTAACCGAAACAACCGTTACAAGCGTTGATCTAATAAGTAGGCTCACCAAGCTAGTCAAGCAACAAGAGGAATCAATAACCAAATGGGAGCAACAAAACCAAGCACTATCCAAAGTGTGTTGGGATGCAGTAGAGCAGCGCGATAGAGCCCGAGCAATAGCAGTCAGGCTTGAAGCCGAGTGCCACCGTTGCAACGACACCGTACATCATGGTAACGAGGAGCAATACTAATGGGAACTAGGACAAACAATGCAACCTGGAAGCGCATTAGGTTAGAGATACTTAGACGAGACGGGTATGTATGTAGCTACTGTGGACAGGATGCAACCGAGGTCGATCACATCATGCCCGTTAAACATGGCGGCACCGACGATGAAGCCAACCTGACGGCAGCTTGTGTTAAGTGCAACCGAAGTAAGGGAACCAAGTCAAAGCCCGGTCGAGCACAACACGGTCCACAAGTCCGTTTTTTTGGGGGGGCATTTCCACACCCGCCCGCAGGCGACAATCTCTCCCCTTTGATCCGAATTGGTCCGCCTAATGTCTGATAACTCCAAAAGCCTTGCAACGATTGAGGATAATTGTCGAATCTCTTTAGCTAATAATGGCGAGTTTTTGAAACCGGCAGATAATGGAGCCGTGGCCACACTTTTAAGAGTTGCGCGTTTATGCGACTCTCTACTTGATGCCGGCGAAACAAAAGATCTTGCGCCATTGTTGTCTCGACTCCATTCGATAATGGAATCCCTACACATGACACCTAGATCACGATCCGATCAACCTGCCCAAGCCGTTAAGGATGTAACCGATGTCAAGTCCCTCTCCGAAGCCTACTTACGGATCGTCTCGTCCGAGGGTGGAGACAATGCCCCTAAGCGGGCCAAGCCTCGGACCCCTAGCAAGTCAGCTAATGGAGATAGCAAACGAACCTCTACTTGATTGGCAAAAGTACGTCCTTGATCAAGGGTTAATGGTAAACAAGTCAGGCCAGTTTCGGCGAAAGACTTGTAACCTAATTATCGCCAGACAAAACGGGAAAACATTTACCGTCCGAGCATTGTTGCTTTCAAGCTTGTATGTCTTTAACACTAAGCGCATTGGCATTATGGCCCAAGACCGTAAACAGAGTTTGGAAACCATGGGCAACATGGTAGACGTCATTAACTCGACGCCATTCCTGCGAGACAGATTGAAAAAGGAAAACCGATCCCATGGCGAGGAGCGTTTGGAAATTTGGTGCGAGCATTACCCTAACCCCTGCCCGCCGGGTTGTAACACGGTCCGCCGGATGGACATTATTTCGGCAACTCCGAGAGCTGCAAGAGGCAAGACCTTAGACCTGCTATACATCGACGAATTGCGCGAGGTTAGCCCGGCAACTTGGGCCGCCGCCGAACCAACACTAAGAGCCCGCAAAAATTCCCAACTCTGGACTAGCTCGAACGCGGGGGACGATACCTCGGTAGTCCTCAATTCCCTAAGAGATTCGGCTATGTCTGCCAACTCCGAAAGATTTGGATATTGGGAATGGAGCGCGGGGCCAGACCTTAAGATTTCAGACCGCAAGGGTTGGCGACAGGCTAACCCGTCACTTGGTCACTTAATCAACGAGCAGGATCTAGAGGATTCGTTCAATCGAAATTCCGCCGACGTATTTGAGACCGAAACCTTATGCCGTTGGCGGGCGGCCTTGGATAGTCCGTTTAACGTCGAGGCGTTTGACAATGGCTTAGATTTGAATTTGGTCATGGATCCGACCTTGCCGACTTGGATGGGCCTAGACCTAACCTTTAATCGGACCGAGGCCTATTTGGTATCAGCTCAAGAGCATCCGGACGGCTTACGGATCTTTTTACATCGTTGGGTCAAAGATAACGCAATTGGAGAGCGAGAGTTGGCATCGGAGATCGCAGTTTTGGCCAGACAATACAAGGCCCGACAAATTGCCTATGATCCAGCGACCGCGGGATTTATTGCGCCACACTTACAAAAGGCCGGGATCCGTATGCAGGATAACGGTTGGGGTTCGGCTTATTTTGCGACCCTATGCGACGTCACGGCATCGGCCATGAACTCCGAACGGCTAAAGCATCCGGGCCAATCAGAGCTTAGAGACCACTTGATCGCGTGTGCCAGGCGACCGGCCTCGGATGGTGGTTGGCGTATTGCCCGCCGCGCTAGTCAAAGTCCAATTTCCGCCGCCGTTGCCTTAGTGCTTGCAGTTGGACACGCCGAAGCACCCCGGACCCAAATTGTCACCCACGTCGGTTAGTATGTAAACGTATCGACCCTAAGCGATACTCACGCAGATTGATCCCTGTGAAAAATACCCCCGGTCTTGGTCGGGGGTATTTTATTTGTAACGACTCGCAACAACTCGCAACATTATTTGCACTCTAGCGATTTACTTGTTGCAATAAGGTGTGGGATTTTTTAATGCCGTACGTTTGACCAACCCTGAACCGACTAGGGATCTACAAGTTACCTCATCGGCAGGATTTACCCGCGAAATGGAAAACTTGTTTTCATTCCCGGGGCAGCTACCAAACTTAAGGTATGCAACCCGCGAGCAGGCCATGACCGTCCCTGCGATCGCTCGAAGTCGCAACATCCTTGCAGGCTCAATCGGTACGATCCCGATGGAGTCATACAACAAACTCACCGGCGCACACATTAACAACCGAACCTTAATTATCCAACCTGATCCAGCCTTACCGCGCGTTAATACGATTACTTGGTTAGTGGACGATTTAATTTTTTACGGAGTCGGGTACCTACAAGTTTTAGACGTATCACCCGAGGATGGTCGACCATTTAGAGCTCGACGCATTGACCCGCGCCGCGTTCAAGCCACCATCGACTCATCCGGCACACTTATCACCGGATACCAGGTTGACTCCAAAAACGTGCCGTCCTCGGGCTTAAGTTCCTTAATAGTCTTTAATGCGATCGATGAGGGCGTGTTAGCTCGGGGCGGCATGACTATCTCTAGCGCAATCGCTCTTGAGCAGGCCGCTTACAATATGGCATCCGAACCCGTCCCACAAATGGTTTTACTTAATGAGGGAATGAACCTGCCGTCCGACCAGGTATCAGCCGTCATGGACACATTCCGCCGGGCTCGCCGCGAACGCTCAACCGCTTACATCGAGGGACCGATCAAGCTTGAAGTCGTAGGAATGGATTCGGCTCAAATGCAGCTAGTCGAAGCGCGTCAACACTTATCTAGTGAGATCGCTCGACTAATGGGCATCCCTGCATGGTATTTGAACGCGGAGAGTTCATCGGCTACCTATTCCAACGTAGTATCCGAACGTCGCTCACTTGTTGACTTTGGTTTGCGTAATTACTTAACCGTTATCGAGGATCGTTTGTCGATGGACGACGTTACACCTCGAAACCAAATTGTCCGATTTGATCTTGACGATTTCCTACGAGGCAACGCCGCCGAACGTGTAGAGATGTCGATCAAGCTTTACGACTCCGGCATCATCACCCGCGATGAGGCTCGAGAGTTTGTTGACATTTCACCAGCGGGATCCGAGGAATCAAACGACAACGGCATTACGCCGCCGTCCCAAACAAGAGAGACGCCGTTTTTATGAGACTAGATTTCAGCACGTCAATCACAGCCGCCGACGCTAAGACTCGAACCATTTTTGGCCAAATTGTCCCGTTTAATCAAATCGGATCAACAAGTTTAGGTCCCGTTATCTTTGAAGCCGGATCGCTACACATTGGCGACAATGTAAAAGTTTTACTCGAACATGATGGACGCCGTCCGGTTGGCAAGCTAGTAAGCACCAGCGCGAACCCGTCCGGCATTATGGGCGAAATGAAAATCTCACAAACCACCGCGGGATCCGATGTATTAGTGGAAGCCGCCGACGGCCTACGCGACGGCATTTCCGTAGGTGCAAACATAATCGAGCACACAGTCAAAGACGGAAACATCATCGTCACGTCTGCCGAGCTCGTTGAAGTCTCCCTTGTCACGTCCCCGGCTTTTGCCAGTGCCAAGGTAACACAAGTCGCGGCATCCGCCGACGATGAAACCGAAACGATCGAGGAGATCGAAATGACTGAACAACCAATCGAGGTAATCGAGGAAGTTGCCGAAGTTGAGGCATCAAAGATCGAAGCCTCGACATTTGGTTCACCAATCTTTACCCAACCCCGCGAATTGCCAGCATTAACCGCTGGACAGTACGCTCACAAAATGCTATCCGCACAGCGCGGAAACCGCGAAGCGATTGACTTTGTTACCGCCGCCGGTGAAGCAACAACAACCGACAACGCCGGACTAATTCCTGTCCCTTACTTGCGCGAGGTAATCGGCGTAGTCGATTCGTCCCGCCCATTTATTGACAGCATCGAACGCCGCGCATTACCAGCCGCCGGTATGTCATTCCGCATCCCGCGTTGGCAGGTCCTACCAACCGTCGCAGAGACCGACGAATTGGCAACACCATCCGACACAATGACCGAGATCGATGATCTTGTAGTTGATGTTGTTAAGTTTGCAGGCCAACAGCGCGTATCGATCGAGCTCTTGGAACGCTCTGACCCGTCATACCTTGACGAGCTCTTGCGCGGACTTGCAGCGAGCTACGCTCAGCAAACCGATCTCTACGCATTCACCGAGGGCGTCGTAGGTTGCGGCGCATCAGGTGGAACCGGTTACGTTGCGGCAATCGCCGACGCCGTAGCAGATTCAGCCGCCGTTATGCGTTTTAACCCTAACCGTCTATTAGTTGGCGCGACTCAATACGCCGGACTATTGTCTGCCGTTGATGATGCAGATCGTCCACTATTCAACGCCGTTGGTCCAACAACTAACGCCGCTGGAACTAACATCATGTCCCGCGGCAACGTCATGGGTCTTGATCTAGTGGTCGATTACAACATCGGCGCAACGAATATCCTTGCCTACCCAAGTGCTTACGCGGCGTTTTACGAAAGCGGAACCGCCCAGGTTCGCGTCAACGTAATCGACACCATGACGGTCGAAATTGCCGTCTACGGTTTCGTAGCACTTGCCAACAAGTACCCGACAGCAATTAGAGCAATCACAGTTAGCTAGTCGACCCCCGTGATGGGGGACGTTTGGTCCTGATCGTCCCCCATCACCCCCTACTCGAAAGGAATAAAAATGTCACTCATCGACATCGATGATTTCAAAGCCGTCTTAGGCGTGGGCGACATTTACCCAGACGAAACCCTTGAGGGCGTCATGGATTCCGCCGAGTTGGTTTTGAAGTCTTTCCTTAACTTTCATAATGCGTCCATCGTTGGCGTTGACATCACGAATAACCTTGCCCGGTTTTATACCCGTACACCTCACGAATACAGCGTCGGCCAACAAGTAACAATCGATCGGGTCGGAGTACCCTTTGACGGAACTCACACGATTACTAGAGTTTTTACAAATCAATTTCAGGCCACCATTACCCACGCAAACGTGACCTATCGAGTCAACAAGCCGGACGGTAATTGCATCCTTGAGGGTCAAGATGCTTATTACGACGATATTCCACAAATCCGCGAGGCCGCGTTGATAATAAGCGTGGACCTGTGGAACGCTCGACAAAGCGCACAGGGCATCGCACAGGACTCAACATTCGCTCCGGGTATTCCTTACCGAATGGGCCGTAGTCTCGTCTCTCGCGTTGCTGGACTCATTTCGGGCTATCGTGACCCAAGTAGCATGGTCGGATAATGTCAGACATTAGCGACGCACGGGCCGACCTTAAAACGGCACTAG